AAAATCATCGCCGAAATGGACGTTTCTCCCGATATACGTCTGCTTACGGAAGAAGACGCCGCGCTCTTCAATGCATTCTGCGATAAGGCCACCGAGGATGATCTCGACGCCGCGTCTGTGGAACTTGATCACTGGCTTGTAGCTGGCGCATTCGATAACGGCGAGCTTGTCAGCGCTGCAAGCATGTATCCATGGGATGACATGAAACTCGCGGATACGGGCGTGCTGACCTTGCCTCATGCAAGAGGCAAGGGATATGCATCCAGATTGTTCCGTGGGATTAGCCATTTTGCGATCAAACGGGGCTTTGAACCGCAGTATCGATGCCAACTCGACAATTTGCCGTCCGTTGCGCTCGCCAAAACCTGCGGCCTCGTAGAGTTCGGCAAATGGGATGTCATCCTGTCGCGATAGACCATCCGCGCCGGTTTGCGATAAACTCGCAATCGACAAGCCGGAATTTTCCGGCTTCTTTCGTGCGCGCTCGCGGCAAGTGCGGCGAGCCGGATCATTCGGCGTGGAAGTAAGGAAATGGTGGGCGTGACAGGGATTGAACCTGTGACCCCTCCCGTGTGAAGGGATTCGGTGCGCGCGTGTTTACAATAGCTTGCGCACCGATTCTATCATTTTCCACGGATTCTGCACGGATTTCTCATTCTGTGGAATTTTACAGGCTTCTAAAAGCTGGCCCTGAAAAATCAATTTGACTCTCCTAAGCGACCGTGAACAGAATAAGAACGTCGGAAGGCGGCCCGATAACCTCACAGACATGCTTGGTGGCGTGTGTGTCTGCTTCACTGGAGCAGAACTATGAATGCGCTTGCGCACGATATTGAAGATGAAATCGACTTGGTGCTCACCTATTACGGCGGAGACACGCGGGCGGCGATCAAAGCCTTGCTGGAGGATCGCGAGTTCTTGGCCCAGCAAATCGCCATAGCCAGCATGGCTGTCAGCCACGGCTATACCCGAGGCTGGAAGCCTACACTCTTGAAATGAGAACGCCGCTGCGAGAACTGCGCCCGCGAAACGTGGTGCGCTTTAGCTGTGCCAATTGCCGTCACTGTCTGGAAAAGACCGCCCCGCTTATGGCTGCGCGCTTCGGAGAGTGGGTTACGCTCGAAGAGATCGAGCCACGACTGGTTTGCAGCAAATGCGGCAACCGAGCGGGCAACTTCATCAGCTATGGACTGCCAGACAAATGATGCAGTTGAAATGGGAACGAACGGTCATCGGCGGACAGACGCGCCCCGGAGACTTCATTGCCTATACGGACTGGGGCGATTTCTGTCGCATCCTGAGAAGCGACTTCGGCCCCGACGCAGGAACTTGGAAATGGGCACTGGTTTGCACCCGAAGCCCCTTTCAGGCTCTGCCCTGCGGCGTCTGCGAGAACAGGGAAGAAGTCGTCACCCTTGTAAAAAGGATGTTTGAAGAGTTGTGGCGTAGGAAGCAGCTGGAATTTAATCGGCCATTCATGTGGAACGATGGAAAGTGCTGGTACAAATGAGCGGATATAAGAACGACAACGCGCACGTCGCCAAGGTCGGAAAGCTGTTTGAGCACTGGTGTGACGCCAAAGGCTGCAAGGAATGGGGAACCTTTGGCTATAAATTGCCGAACGGTCAGCTTTGGCTTTGCCGCGCCCATAAGCAGGAAGGCGAAGACGCTCTGGCTGGCAAAAAGAAATAGGCGCGCTATTCTCTTCGCAACGAGGAGGAGCGCATGTGCAATCTATATAATATCACAACGACACATGAGGCCATGCGCCGCCTGTTTCCAAAGTTTGGAGATATGACGAACCGCATCGATCCGCAGATGGATATCTTTCCCGACTATCCAGCCCCAGTTTTGCGGAACCTCAAGGGCGATGAGCCAGAGTTGGCAATGCTCCGCTGGGGCATGCCGACACCGCCAATGTACGTGAAAGGCGAAGCGGACAGTGGAGTAACGAATATCCGAAATCTAACTTCGCCTCATTGGCGGCGCTGGCAGGGTGTCGAAAGCCGTTGCGTTGTGCCGGCCACTTCGTTCTCCGAATATGGACAGGAGCCCGACCCGAAGACTAAGCGCAAACTGCTGCACTGGTTCGCGCTCAATGAGGAAAAGCCGCTGTTTGCGTTCGCTGGCATCTGGACAAGCTGGAAAGGAGTGCGGAAGAAAAAGGAAGGGCCGATTGAGGTCGATATCTTCGCATTCTTGACCACTGAGCCGAATGCCGTGGTGAAGCCGATCCACCCAAAGGCGATGCCGGTCATTCTCCGCACCACAGAAGAAATCGACACATGGCTGCGCGCGCCATGGAACGAAGCCAAAGAGATTCAAAAGCCCCTGCCCGACGCTGATCTGATTGACCTGACACCAAGCAACGACAATGAGGAAGTGCAGGCAACTCTATTCTAGGGAGGATGGAATGAACGGACCGAAGCACGAAAACAAATATGCAGACAGGGCAATCGACTGTCAGGACGCGGTAGCGGCAGGGATAATCAATTTGCTGGATGAGGCGGAACAAGCCGGTTGGGATCGAGTTGAAGCGGCCAAGGCGATTGTCAACGTCGCCATAGGCATTCACATGGGAGAGACTGGAAAGGATCCGGAGGAATAATCACCCCGGTATGTGAAAGCCACCCTTCAGCATGAAGCCGATGATACCGGCGATAATCCCGCCGATGATGTACATGTTTATCGTCTTCAGGGAACTGGCGATACCGTTCGTCTTCTCATCGAACTTTTTATCGAGGGATGTAATTTGGCTTTGAATGGTCTTCATCTGCTCATCCTTGCGCGCATCATCGATATCGTATTTCACGAGACGGCTTTCGATTGACGTGAGCCTCTGGACATTGGCGGCTGCCGTATGCTCCAGGTTGACCACACGTGAGCGAAGATCGCTTTCATTGTCCGGCATGTTCGTTGCTTCCATCCGCCCGGTTGCCCCTATTACTTCTTGTCGTGAATAGCGCACTCGTCTTTCGACCAGACGCCGCCTGCACAACCGCGCACTACGGTGCGGTCGATCTTTCGTTGATCCGCCTCGGTTGCCCCGCGAGCGCCTAGCAGCTCGGTTCCGAGAACATTACGGACGCCGTTCACATTTGCCGGTCCTGAATGTCCACACCCCGCCAGCGTCAATGCACTGATCATAAGAGCGAGCAGCGTCCAGAGCTTTGCCTGTGGCTTCATTGTTCTGCCTTTCGATCTTTGTTTCGATGCTGGCCCTGCCTGATAGCTTTCCGGCGACATAGCTACCGCCAGCGATAAGGGCGGCAGCAGCAAGGCCAGCGAGCGAGTATTTCAGCCAGTTGGGGATTAGCGCCCAGATCATGCCTCTTTCCTCACCCGCTGGATGAAGAAGTAGAGACCGATACCAACAAGCGCGACCATTGCGACAGCAAGCGCCCACTGCATCGGGCCGGAACCGTCAGCCATAGCGCCGACGCCGGTAATAAGCCCGCCTAGAGGTCCCCAGGCTTCCGGCTTCTTCAGTACCTCTATCAAGGACGTATCCGACTGTACGGCCTTGCCCGTTGGAACCTGCGGCACCGGTGAAGGTACGGGAGCACTGTCACGCGAGAACGCCAGAGCGCGAGACCGAACCCGCGAGACACGCGAAGTCCAGCCCCTGCCGAACGTTGAGAACGTGCCGAGACCTTTCAGCCATGCCAGACGTGCATCGCACAGTTCATTGATGATCCGGTCTGCTGCTATCTTCCGCACGGCAGCGAGTGTCTTTGCGCCGATGACGCCGTCCTGATCGACGCCGACGACTTTCTGGAGCATCTTGACGGCGCGGGCTGGACCAGAGTGGATAGCAAAATCCAGCGTGGCATAATCCACACCGGCGGGCAGATCATCACCGGAAACCTTGTTCCAGTAATTCTCCCGGTAGATATCCGTCGCCTTGGCTTTGGTCAGCGCCTCCACTTCGGCTTTCGAGACACGACGCCCTTCCCAGGCTGACAGCGTAGCGAGCGTGATGCCCATATTCGTTGCACCGCCGGGGTCTTTCGGATGATCGACGTACCCGCCCTCTTCCGAGAAGACATGCGGCATCGCTTTGGCGAAGGTTCCCTTGGCCATTGGTGATTTCCTTATGTTGAAGATTTAACTTTCTCGGATTAGTCTCCAGCACACAGGCTTGGGGAGACTTGATATGAAGCGCATTCTTTTCGCCGCGCTGATCGCTGGCGCGTGGGCAAACACCGCTATTGCAGAGACATTCGACTGGTCGGGTATCTACGGCGGCGTCAGCGTCGGGGCCAGATGGTCTGATACGAAGACAGACACGCCACTTCGTGAGTGGGGCAAATATTACAGCGCTGACGGCACATCATTCACAGGCGGTGGGTTTATCGGGTATAATTTCCAGCACGGAAACTTCGTATTCGGCCCTGACGTATCGGTGCAGTTTACCAGTGATGCCGCACACTCGGATAAGCGACCGTTTTTCCCCGTTGGCTACTTTCTTGAAAGCTTCCGACCGAAAGCAACCGTTTCAGTTAACGGACGCTTGGGCTACTCCGTTGGCGCGGCGCTGCCTTATTTAACAGCCGGTTACACACGTTCTTGGTATGACAACATTCACCTTGCAACTACGCAGGGATGGGAGGATGAATTTACTACTTCATTCGCGAGAAACGGTTGGAACGTTGGCGTTGGAACCGATTGGCGTTTCACTGATCACATCTTTGGCAGAGCGGAGTATCGATACATCGATCTCGGTACGCAGAACCTTGGTTCCAGTTGGGAGCGTCGGTTTACCCAACACGCCGCCACGCTAGGAATTGGCTACAGGTTCTGACGGATCGGTGAGCAACTCAGCCGCCCTCTCTTCCCCGAACTGATCGGTAGCAATCTGCACCAGCAGCGGCCAAAGTTCATGATCGGAGCGGAACGTATTGGCGGTCAAGAATATCTGCCGGGTGCGGAACGGCTGGGTTGCCATCACTACGTTGACCTGTTCGGCCTCGGCTTCTGTCAACCGCTCCCAGAGCGTCACCGCAGGAATGATCGTGACCGGTTCGATGGCTGGCGGCGTATATTCGACTACCCGCCCATTATCCCAACGTCTCGCCCCCTGATTGTCAAGAAATTCATTCCACTGGCCCGTGGTGATTTCAATCGCTTCCGGCGGAATTTTGCATTCGGGGTTAGGCTCTTGACCAATGATAGGAGCTTCCGGGTGTGGGTTCTCTTCTGTCGGTTCCGGCGCTTCACCATAAACAGGCCTCGTTTTTTCTCCGAAGAGTTCCGTTGCATAGAAGCCTTTTGGAAATCCATCTTCTGTGAATGTTGCGTATATTGTCATATCAATATCCTATCGCTAACCATCTCACGGGGACGCTTCCAATGTTGGTAACAACACCGGGGGAAATGTTTCTGCATCGTATGTCAAATCCTTCCGTGTTCACATTCGACGTGGAAATCCCTATGTAAACACTATTGCTACCGTTATAATCATATGTATTGATCGCACTGACTGACATACATGTATTGGGGAAGGTAGTTGGGAAAGCGAACCTCCAATCAGACGCTGAGTTACTCGTGGCCCCTCCCTGAATGATCCAACCATTGGGAAGCTTCGTCCACGACGTGCCACCAGAAAACCCGGATGTGCCGCCCATGGTAGCCCACATTGCTGCGCCGCTCGTATCGTCTAAAAGCGTTCTTGCAAATGCACTTAGTACCGTCAGGTCAGCGCCATTCGCGCCCGTCAAATACGGAAGCATATTCGCAGCGGCAGTTCCTGAAAGGTTCGTAAGTGCACGAGCTGCGGCAGTGAAGTCTGTAAGTGCGGCAGAAGTGGCAGCATTAAAATAAGGAAGCTTGTTGGCAGCCGCAGTTCCAGCCAACTTGAGCAGCACAAGAGCCGCTGCGGTAATATCCGACTGAGTAAGATTGCCGGAACCGTCGGTAGTCAAGAATTTATTCGCCGCAAGCGTCAGTGCCGCCAGCTTGCCAAGACTGCCATTCGGGTCAGCGATGTAGTCTCGCAAATCCATCGCACCGGGGCCTGTAAACACAGGAACCTTGCCCGCTGCACCGGTCAAGCCAGCAAGTGCTTCGACATTTCCACTGGACAACAGATCGATCAGGTTGCGCACCGCACCCTGATATCGGCTTCCGTCTGGCTGGAAGCGGATACGGAGCGGCTGCCCCGCTCCTGCCGCCGATGCTGGGCATGGCAGAAACAGGGTGCCGGAGTTCTGGCCCGTAATGGCAGCGATGATGAGGATATCGCCAGATCGCGTAATTATTGCATCACCTGCCTGTACGGCGGCAGTTTGAAGCGCAGAGCCAGAGGTTGTGAAGTTTGCGCTACCAGAGGTCAGTGTGAGCGTACCAATGGTGTAATCGGGGCGAATAGCCATTACGCGCTCCTCTTGGTCTTCTGAGCGGCTTCAAGGTCTTTGTTGCGCTGCTCTAGCTCGGTACGGAAGGCTTCGTTCTGGGCCTCTAGGATGGACATCTGAACGCGCATACCAGCGATCTCATTCGCGAGAAGCAGACAGCGATTTTTGTAATAATCATTCAGCGCCATAGCCTCGCTTGCCGCTGCCATCGGGTCGATTTGCACGTGCGTAGGCTTCGCCGGTTCATTCACCGTCGTGTCGGTCATGTCTGGGTTCCCTTGAATGTCAGGTGTTATCGATCAACGCGGCAAAGCGGATCGTGCGGGTTGGGCCGGATATGTTGCGAATGCGCACGTAGTTATACGGCGGGCTTGTTTCGGCGCAGAAGGTAGCTCGCTCTGGGTGCTCGCCGGACGTCGAGTTCAGGACTACGTATGGGATTTTCCCTGCCGGGTTCGTGATTGCGAAATCCTGAGACCCACCCGATGCCAGCGTTACCGACCCGTCGAGCACCTGCGCCATGACGCCCATACCAGGATACATGCTCAAGTTCTGTAATGATGCCGTTTCCACATCGTAGCCGGGTTTCGAGACATACACGCCCTCTGGCGCGAACTTAATTCGTTTCACCATCAGAAGCTCTGATCCAGTCTGTTCTTGAATACCAAGACACGGCATTTGAAATCGTATGACGATCCGGTCCCACCCTGGCTAGTTACCCAGAGATGATTGGAACTCACCGCGAACTGGAAGAAGTTGTTCATCTCGGTTGTCTGCGGGTTTCGGTCGTTCGGGAAGAAAATGCGATCCAGATAGCTGACTGATATGAACGTGACCGGCACATATCCAAGCTCTGGGAAACCAACGTCACCTTTGTAATAGTTCAATCCGCTTTGGCTGTACCGTTCCAAGCCGAAATTGAACGTTGCATGTAGCCGGAGATAATCGTTGTCCGATGAGAACACCGCCGGTTGCGTCAAGTCGGCGGCGTTGTAGCCGGGGCCAGCCATGCGAAAAAGCATTCGCCCACCCGTCAATCCGCAGAATATTCGGTTGCTCATGCTTCAAACACCATGATTGAAACACGCATTCCGCTCGTTATGGCATACGTGTAATTGGTTTCAATGCGGTTGGTGTAAGCCCGCGCTGCAGCGATCATGTCCGAGCCAAGAACACCTTGAAACTCAAACGGAATATAGGCCGTTGAAGGTATCGGATAGCTAGGAGTGTTATTGAAAACGCTTGTGTCAAACACGTTGTAGTATTTGATCCAGAACTTCGGCACGAAGCTCAAGGCATATGGGAACGTGTAAACGAAGTTCGCCGTGAACGTTCCGAAGTACTTGAACTTGATGCCCGTGCCGCTGAACCAGTTGCTATCGAACGTCTTGAGGTCCTCGCGCAATGACGGAGTGGCGTTCTGCCCCGGCTTACTGGTGATAAGCCGAGGCGGATTGCCGGTCAGATTAACTCTCTGCGCCATCGTTCCTCACGTATTGTCACTGAAGATCAGCGTCTTCGCTGCAAGGTTGAACACGACCTGATTGTCAGGCGACCGAAGAATGCCCGCCGTCACGTCACCGATATTGGCGACCTGAAGGGCCAAGCCCCCGGCGATGAAAGTGAGCGGTGCCTGACTGTTCGTGCCGTTTGTCACAATGAACTGATCGGCATTGATCACGACACGGCTGGCCCCGCCTGTCAGCGCATCAAGGAAGATGGCCGCCTGAGAGGTGGAGCCGCCGCCGGATGCAGACACACTCAGACCTATACGAGCCAGAGCGCCGCCCGGTGTTGCTTCCACAGTGGTGCGGAATAACCCTTGTGCCGAGAAGTTCCCCACAGTGGCCGTCAGACCAGTCACAGCGTTAGCCGTGGCGGTCAGAACGCCGTCCATGGACGTGACCTTGACCTGCAATAGATCAACAGCACTGGCGGTCGCCTCCAAGCCCGTTACCGGGTCGTTGACAGCAGCCTCCAGACTTTCAATCCGGGTGACGATTGCCGAACCGGGGCCGATGGCGACTTCAATCGCTCTTGTGTATGAAGCCGTCAGACCTTCCGCGGTAACAGACGCCTCCTCGCGAAGCGTCTTTATCGCTATCAGGTTCGCACTGTCCTGCTCGCTCGCCTGTGCACCGATACGGTCTAGCTCTTCCTGAACATATCGGAAGCTGTCACCGATCCATTGCCAGTTTCGTTGAATGTCTTCGTTCAACTGGTCGATGTCGATTGGATAGATGTCGAGCGGCCCAAGCCGGATATCCAGCATCGTGACCGGTATCCAGTCCGACCATTCGAACGGGCGGTTCCCGGCATATGTCGCGTATCTGGCGCGGATTTGATACGACTTCGTGGGAAGTAGCAGCATCCCCGGAGCCACGAGCATCGATCCGACAGAAACCCGTTCGGTGCGGCCTGCGAAGATAACGGACAAATCCCAAGCCGTTCTGATCTCGTACATAACCAGATCGACATCGGGTTGATCGCCATCCCATCCAAGCAGGATCGCGCACCGGCGGTTGTTTCCGTTATCGTCCTGTGCCACCGATGCGACAGCCGAGAAATCGACAATCGGCTGAGGCGTCGGGCGGATAGTTCCAATTGGTGCAAAGACCGGTGGCGTGTAATCCGTATCGGGGTCCCAATCGTAATCGGATGGATCGACTTCCGTCAGGTCCACCACAACATCAAGGTTAGCCTTATCCGTCACGCCATCAACGCGCATCAGCTTGTTGACGTAGCCGTTACGCTCCGATGTCCACGAAATCACATCGCCCGGCTCCAGCGTCCAGTATGACGGAGGAAGCACGAAGGTGTGACGGCGGGCGCGGCGGGCCTCATTCAAGGCCGCTTTCATCAATCGCTGCACCTGACCGGACCGATAGACATAATCCATCGGCACATCGGTCAACAGGCGTCTATTGCCGTCCTCGACCTCGTATGTGGCGTTATAGAGCGGTGGCGCTGCCTTCGTGTTCCAGCCTTCGTTCGGCTCTGGATAGGTCGCCGTGATCCCGTTGACCGTCTCCGACAAGCCGAAGAACGGCGTGAAGGTCTGTTCCTCGGTCGAAATGATTTCGTCATCGGTGAAGAATGCCACCGGAGCATCAGGCTCACCTACGCGGATTTTGTAGACACCCGCGCTTTCGATCAAGCGCGCATTGCCACCAGTAAGCAGTTTGTCGACCGCATCACCGATAGCCGTATCAACCGTGATCTCGCCCCCGGTAACGAACTGCGGCTCTAGACCGTCAGGGCCTTGCACCTGCAAGCGACACTTGTTGACCTGCGCAATCCAGTCGGCGGCAGGCAAACGCGCACTGGTGACCGTCTGTAGCCCGTACAGCCACGTTCCTTGTTCGATAATGCCGCGAAGCAGGTTATACACCTGCACCGCAAGCAAATCGTCGCCATCACCGCCCCACGTTGACGGGGTGCTCCAGCGCTGAGTACCGCTACCGCCTGCCGTGCTGTCTTTCGAGATGTCGTAGAGCTTGCGGCCCTGTATCTCAAATTTGAACTGCGGGAAGCCGGTAAACAGTTCCTCATCGATCTGGGCGGTGACAATGGCATAAGCCACGCCCTTGCCAATACGCTTGTTGCTGTATGGGTATTTCGCGTTCGATACGGTGTTGACCAGGAATGGATCGGCTACAGTTTGGGTTCCATCGTACCATTTGATCCAGAGATGATTATCGTCGCCATCGGTCTCGTATTCCTTAACCGGAAATCCCCAATCCCCATAAGACGTGTCGCTCGTGTCAATGGTGACAGGTTCGCCATTGACCCATAGGCCAGTCAGATCGCGGATAGGATGGTCAGCAAGTGCTATCACCTGAGTGAAATAGGCATTCGGCGTCTTGCCGGACTTACCCCAGGTATTCGCATAGACTAAAGAGCCAGCCGTGCACGTGCGCCCAAACACAACAGACCGCGAAACGTCGCCACCGGCCTGAAGCTTGCCCTTTACGCCACCTGCTTCTGGTGTCTTCTCGCCTGACAGAGCGCGAGCGGCCAAAGACAGCCCAACGCCCACCGCAATACGCAGCAGCGCGCCACCGAGAGCACCGGACAAAAAGGTAGAAGACAGCAGACCGCCGGTAATGGCAGCCAAGCCGGAGAAAACAGCCATTGATGTCCTCGGAGAGCGGCTAGAGCCGTTTCAAAAAGTGTCGTTCTTGCGCCGTGAAACCGTGACGCTCGTAAAGTCGTGTCGTGGCCGGATCGCCACCAAGACCGACCATGTTGATTGCATGGCAGCCTTTTGACCGCGCCCAAGCCTCATAGTCGGCCAGCATCTTCACAGCTCCACGGCCCCGATAGGAAGGATCGACCCACCAGACGAGTTCCTGCGCGCAAAGCTCCAGACTGAAGAAATGCTGATGAATGGTTGCGGCAAAGATGCCCCGCAGCCCGCCGTCCATTTCCAGAACAAGAGCGAGCGAGTTTTCATCCGCAAGAACCCGATCAATCGTCTGGCTGGCCAATGCAGCACTGAATGCAAGCCCTGCCCCGCTCTCGGCATGAAACCGCTTGACCATCGATAAGATAGCCAATCGATCCGCCGTCAACGCCACCCGGATCATTGGTTGACAGCCCTTACACTCGTCCCAATACGCTGAATTGCTGCCGTGGTTAACTTGCCGGTCTTCTGACCCCAGAAGTGCTCGCGCTCACCAATGGTCGATGCATCCACGAAGAAATCATCGTCAGGGTCGCGGCGCTTCTGATCCTCGTGGGAACGGGTTCCTGGGTTGTACCGGGTGAACTCCTGCGAATGGCTGACGCATGTCATCTTGACCGCGCCTTCCTCACCTTCCTTCGGAGTGTTGATCTCGATCTGATCGACATAGCCGATGAAGCGGTTGATTGCTGGAGCAACCAATTGCCGAGAGACCGGCGAGAACAGACCGCGATAGACCTCGACTTGCCCCTGTTTGAGATCGTAACCGCGAACGATGTTGTTCACGGCGTCATCGATCTGGTTCATCGTGACATCGATTGTCTGAACTGTCAGATTAGCGACAAGAGGTATGTCACTGATCTGAATGAGAGTTCCCGATCCTTCGAAGTTGCGCGTCTCGGCAAGCCCGGTATTCGGGTTCAAGATCGGCGCGGACACATCGCCCACGTCCGACCAGAAGCCATAAGAGAAGTTCGCCCCTGTTGAACGGTCCCGCGCTACCAGCCAGAGGAAATCCCGCGCCACCAGTTGCCGAGCTTGGAGAGCCGCGTAGTTTTCAGGTGAAAGGTTTCTCATCGGCTTTCAAACCCTTGGAATGTGATCACCCCTCGCCCAGTGGACAATTCTGCTGTGGTGTTGATCGAACCCGGCACAATCGTCATCAGGCAGGACGGTTTAACGAGCGTCACAGCGTCACCAACTGCTGTAGTCGGCCATAGGTGCGGCCTGACTTCGATCTCCGAACCGGACACGTTGACGATCTGGTGAAGGTCGTTTGTTCTGATCTGGAGATAGTCGCCTACGCTTGCGACGTAGCCACCCGGCAGACCAGAAAGGCCGATTGTGTTCCGGTTCGTTCCGATGCTTCCGACCGTGACCGCCGAAACATTCCCCATGCCCGTACCGTTCGGATAGGCAATTGGATAGCACCGGCTGGTTGGCCTGCCCCGGAACTGCTTCAACCCACCTTCCAGCGCCTTCAACCGCGCCCGCCAAGCGTCCAATTCATTCGGGCGCATGACTACGGATTGGTATGAGGCCGTCCAGAGAGGCGAACCGAAGTCCTTGACGAAGGTCTGACCGATGGAAGTTCGGCTTGCTTCCTGCCGAAAAGCCAGATCAAAGTCAGTTGACCAGCCCGGAAACTCGGCAAGGATGTCGTAGGGATACGTGATCGCCACTTAGCCTCTCCAGTTCCGGGTTGATTTGGCTTTGCGCATGGTTCCAACGACACGGCCCTCAAACTCAGCCTGTTGTCGCGCAACAACCTGCTCAAGACGAGCCACAGCCGCCACATCTGCCCCGCGGGCGTCGATCTGGGGAGCAAACGTGAATGATCCTCCAGATGATCCGCCGCCTGACAGCTTAGCCGGTGAGCCAATCGCGTGATTGGGTATTACCTGTGATCCGCGAGGGAGGTTCACGAGCTCGGGACCACGTTCGCCAACGATAGCCAATCCGCCTGGAGCGTAGTTCGTGCCGGTCGCGAAACCGGGAATTAGACCTCCCAAAAAGCCGCCGCCGCCGCCACCCTTGAAAAAACCCGTAAACAGGTCATCAAACGCCATATCGAGCAGCTTCTGTGCAATGCGCCCGAGAGCATTCGAAAACGCATCAGCGGCCGATTTTCCGGCGATCAGATCATCAACGATGCCACGTGTCGCATCTTTGGCCAGATCCTGCCATTCCTCTGACCTCTGACGAATCTTGTCCTGAGCCTCCGCGAGCTGATTTGCCTCGGCAGTTGCTCGGGCATACTCATCCGCGATCTGCCGGATGTTATCGCGCATCTCAGGCGTGATAGCCTTTCCGTCCTTCTGGGCGGCATTCATCAGAGCCTGTTCGGCACGAGCCTTGGCCAGCGTGTAACCATAGTCCTCGACCGTTGCGTCGAGCTGGCGCAGAGCTTCGGTCTCGGCGACAGTGGTTGCAGTTCGATCGCTGAAGCTGCGCGATGTCCGCTCAAGATCGCTTTCACGTGGCTTCCGCGGTTTACGGTTAGCTTCACGTTCCGCTTTACGCCTAGCCGATTCCTCCGCTGATCTGCGCTTGTCAGCCTCGACATTCTGTTGGGCCAGATCACGAAGCTGTTTCTCGGTGAGTACAGCGCCAGCCTTGTCCGCTTCTGACCGAACACGGGCGATTTCGTTCTCGACATCGAGCTGATCCTTCGACATCGCATTGCGCTTTGCAGCGTTTGCCGTGAACTCGTCTGTTTTCTTAGAGAGCTCGTCAAAGCCTTTGATAAGATTGGCGGCGTAGTCCTCAAAAGGTGCCTTGCCAGTCTGCATGTTCGCTTGGGCATTGAGCTCTGCAGTTGCACGGGCTGCCTCATTCAGCGGGCCGATAAGAGCCGAAATGGCACTTGCGAAACTATCAATTGCCGGAATGCTTGTGGAATTGAGCAATGTCGACAGAGCTTCGGTGACCGCTTGATAATCCTTCTGTGTCGCCGTGCCGGCTTCGATGTTGCCTTTTAGATTGAAGAAAGTTTCACGGAATCGCTCTAGCTCCTCAACGGGAGCTCCTGCACCCTGCAGCTGAGCCATAAGATCGGCATATTCGACCGTGAAGCCGCCGACCTGTTCACGCAATTTTGCCCACTGATCGGCGACAGCTACAGCGGTGGCGTCTTCGACCTTCTTGTTTTCCTCGACCTTCCGGCGCTCATCGTTGTAGGCCTTCAGGGCAGGCAAAGCCTCGCCCCACTTGTCAACGACGTCCTGAATTAGTTGAGCTTCTTTCTTAAGCTGCTCCTCCGACTTCGTGCCGCTCGTGAAAAGCTCATCGAAGTATGAAATCGCAGCACTGCCCAACAGAACGAAAGCCGTGGTTGCCAAGCCAAGCGGGCTGATAAGCCCGGCGACAGTCGACTTCAGGGCGCCCATCACACCATTCAGTGAACCGCCGTACATAGTGATCTGAGGCAACTGCTGGGCGAGCAACGTGACGGGCGATTGACCAGACGCCAGCATGGTTCCAATGTCCTGGAACTGGAAGGCGAGGTTTCGTACCTGTTGCTGGGCCATACCAGCGCTGACGCCAGCCTTTTTCAAGGATGCCGAGGACGATTCAGCCGCACTCGCTGCCTTGTTGAAGCCAGCCGTCGACGCATTTCCCATGGCTGTAGCGCTGTCGCCAATCGCCTGCATGCGGGCCACGCCCTGCTGCTGAGCCTGTGCGGTTTTGGTCAGATAGGCGTTGACATCTGCTTCCAGCTCAACAACTACCTTATCAGCAGTCACAGCCATGGGGGCCTCGATGGATAATGGGTTGAAAGTTCTGATCGCAGCGGCATGCGTCGTGATTATTGCCGGCGGTGCTTATGTCGGATGGACGCAATACCGGGAGGCGCAACTAACGGCAGCGCAGACCGAACAAAGTGACAGGCAAGCCGCGTGCCGCGGGACATTGACCAAGGCAGGCGCGGCCTTGCAGACACTTCGCGATGAATGCCGTAAGGCAGGCCTCATTTCAGATGAGGAATATTATCGGGCAAACAGCGGTCAATTCACCGACTGAGTATCAGTGCAACCTGACTGAAGGATCGTTCAGTGTCGCAGCGGCCAGAAGCTGTTCCGCTTGAGCCCAATCCGAATCTGACACGCTCGGCATCTGCTTCTTGTCCATCTGTTTGATGGCAGCGTTCATACTGGCAATCTCGTACATGCTCATCGCGTCGATCGCTCTCGGGTTGACACCAGCATGCAGGAGAACCGCCCGATACTTGCCGAACTCTATTCGGTCGCCGGGTTCTCCCCGGCCTTCGGCTCCCCCGTATCGATATCTCCGACACCGTGGAATGCAGCGTTCAGAATGGCTTTTGCGACAGTTTCCGGATTGTTTGGCCCGGTAACCAGAACGGCTGGCTTCTCACGACCGATATACATGTCAGTCAGGCGCTTTGCCTCTACCGCACCCATGCCGCCGCCGATCAAGCCTAGGCGAACCGTGTTGTAGATATCGCCCCAGAACCACACCCCAAGCATGACACGCTGATAAATGGCGCCGATACCGACCTTGCCGCAGATGTGCTCCAGCTCTTCGATTTCCTTGCCCCGAAGGGCGAAGGCATATTCGCCGTCGCCCCATTCGAGAACAATCTCAGCTCTCAGACTTGCTGACATGTGTCACCTTATGCCGTCACGACAGGCAGAGACGACGCTGACTGGCTGTTGATCGAGCCGGAAACATTGGTTGCTGTCTCAACCACATGCAGCACCTTGCCAACATCACCGGCAACCGGTGTATAGCTCGCCGTCGTAGCCGCAGAAATGGCGACCCCGTTTGCGAACCACTGATACGTGAAAGTCGGCGTTCCAGTGTACGTGCCAGGTGTCGCAACAAATGCCGTACCGACTTCGGGTGCCGTAGCCGGGATGGATACCGCCGTGGTGATGCTCGGCGCGGGCGGAATCGCATGCCATTCTGGCTGACCATCCCAGATGATCGTACCAGAGTTGGTGTAGCGACCGCGGTCCGTGCTTTCTTCCTGATACTCAGTCAGCGCGGCGGGACCTTCCCAATAACCAGCATTCGGAGCGCCGAGATTGCGATACCAACGGCACCAATAGAGATCGGAACCCTGCGACCACGCATCCCAAAGCGGAAGCGCTTCGTCTGCGAGAGTGCCGGTGAACGTCGACTGCATGCGCTTCGACACAATGTCGATACCAAGCCAGATCGGATCGTCTGGAGCATTGCAGGGAGGCAACGCCACATCATTCGTATTCGTGGTGATCTGTCGCGTCAGCCCGGTAATACCGCACGGAGACGAGAAGATCGCACCTGCTGGCGGCGTGGTCTCGCCGGGTGTGTACTTTGGCCCGATCAGGATCTGCTGGGCGCCAAAGCGAACGCTGTAATCGCGCTGTGCCATGTGACTTGTTCCTTTCCATGTCAAAACGCGCCGTCACCTCGTCGGCGCGGCGTCATGGCTTGTTGAATCTGTGTGAATGGTCAGACGGTCTTGATAACCGTAACGTCAAACTCTGTGATGGAATGCCATCGATCGGCTTCGCCATCTTCTTGTATGCATCTGGTCTGTAGCCATTCGCATTCGATGACACCAAGACCGTCTGGCGCGAAAGAGCCCATGGCGTTGACGATAGCCGCCGCTATATCAAGCGCCCTGTCTTCGCCCGCATAGGTCGTTTTCGTCTCGGCAAAGGCATGAATGGTCACTCGCGTGGTGCTGCCATTCCAGCATGTAGCCTCGAAACCACCGGTTATCGGGCTGCCGTATCGAATGAACGGCCAGACAGGATTCGCAGGCGGTGACATCGCATAGATGCGATCAAGCGGGACAAATGCCAGAACTCCTGGATCAGCCGCGATATGGTCGACAATGGCCGCTTTCAGTGGGCGAGATAGATCAACTGCCAAGGATGACACTCCCGTCCTTACCGACCTTAGCACCTGCGGGACGCTCAATCACTTCGATCAATCCACCGGACAAGCCTGCGTCGATACAAGCCTGTGGCTCATAAGAAACCTGACCTCGCTGAAATGACTTCATCAGACCGGGCTTTATGATCCAGTCAAAACGCTCACCGATGACGCGGAACCATCGTGATGACGGTTGCGCCGGAGCTGATTGTTTCGCTTTTGCCATGTCCATTACTCCGAAGCCTGTCTTATGCCGCGCATGATCCAAGCAGCCCGAGCCGGATCTGATCGGACACCTGAAACCTTCCAGCGCCTGCCCTGTGCGACAACAATGCTGTCACTGTCCGGCTCTTTGTCTGAAAGACCAGACTGCAAGATGATTAGTTTCACATCGGTGTCGGTATAGCCGGCGGACTGGCGCATGGATTCATCAGCTCGATCGACCTGCACCTTGCATGGCACTGACGATTCCTGCGGTATCTGCACACCGCCGGGCCCACGCACCATAGTGACCGTGATCAACTGGCCATCACCGTAGATGTCAGAGAATATATCGCCGAACAGCTGCTGAATGTCGTCTGTATCGAGTAGGCCAGCCATTACAGACCTCCGAAGACACCAGGCCAGCCATAAGCAGGCCCCGGCCAATCTTTCGCATAGCCAGACAAGCAGCCTCCGACAGCGCCAACGGCCACACGTGGTCCGCCCTTCACCATTCGAAGAAGTTGGAAGAAATAGGCGCCACAGTTGGTCTGAGACAGCCAGTCACCATAGGACGTATCTCCTGCGGCTTTCTGGAAGCGTGTGAGCGTCAATTCTCCTGACCGGATGGATTGATACTGAGAACGCCCGGAAGCTTGTGAGCGGCTCTCTGCGTCGGTTCCTAGCCCATCCAACGTCATCAGATGGCAAGTGTAGGCTACCCATCCCTGCTCATAGAGCTTTTCAGGCCATGACTGGTCGACAAAGACCGAAGCCATATCGATGTAGCTCTGCGCTACAGCATCATCAACTGCGGCGAACTGAGGCTTGAGCGCTTTGAACCTAGCCGGCGTGAGGTCTTCATAGGCCATGGTCAACCAGCCAGTTCAGCGTCAATCCGCTTCTGCAGTTCCGAGACATCCCACTTGTGATAGAATTTCTTGCCGGTCAGGTCGGCGTAATCCTTGCGCAGTTTCGCAAGTTCCGGGTCAACATCCTTGGAAGCCTTCGCCTTTTTCTCGGCCACGGGCTTGCCGTCAACCCAGTTGCCGACATGCTCGGCACTCGGAACAGTCGGCCCCTCGAACAACTGGAAATAGCCAATCGTGCGATAAAGCGGCAAATGAAGCGGATCAACGTCAACCGTGATCTCACCGCGAGCCGGAAGGCGTTCAGTCTTGCCGCCTTTGACGCGAATGTCGTAGGGCGAGTTGGTCAGGTTCTTGATACGATGCATTGGTCGCCTCGTTAAAGAGAAAGGCCCCGACAATTTGCCGGGGCCGTGATGGATATTAGGCCGGAACCGGCGTGATCCCGTCGAGATATCGAACACCGTTGCTCTTGAAGATCTGCAACTGGCCGACGCGACCGATGCCCGGAACCGTGTACTGCAGCGGGCCATCCTGGTAGACGTTCAGGAAACCGTACGGCATCGGCATGGGCAGTTCGAGAACATCCTGCGCGTTGCGATAGCCGATTGCACGGCCACCACCTGCTACGCCGACAGTTGCCGCCGTCGAAAGAACGGGAAGTTCGCGGATGGTGATCGGGCGGCCAGTGCGGCGCGTGTATTCGTTGTTTGCAACGAAATACTGCAGGATGTTCATGTTCGGGCTGGTTACGCCGTAAGGGGTGTTGACCAGGTAGGTCAGTGCGAGCGGTGGCAGCAGGATAGTATCAGCCAACAGCGACGTGAGGACGCCAGTGGTCGATGGCGGCCCCATCACCAGACTGTTGAGTTCGGCAACGATCTGCTCCGGCGTCTTGTTTCCGATACCAGAATTGAGAACCCAAGCAGTCTGTGGTGCTGCGGTACCCGTTGCTGGAGCGGCAGTTGGCGTAATGTACTGGTTATTGATGAAACCAGTCCAGCCAGGGTGGCCCGCACCAATAAGGGCAGTCTCCCAGACAAACACCTCCGCTGCGAAGCGGGCTGCGGTGGCCTTGCGGGCAGTCAGCGGATAACTGGCGAAGGTGGCCTTGCCAAGCTCTTCGATATTCCAGCGATAGCCAACCGCGTACATTGCAAAGGTGCTCGACACCATCTGCAGGGTGACGTCAGCAAGCGGTACGTCCTTGGCATAGCCTGACTGCCACTTTGCCGCTCCGACCTTGTCACCGATATAGGTGTCAACGCCGGATGCCCACTCGGGATAGTTGGTGTTGACCGGAACCAGAGATGCATAATCCATCTCCGGATACTCGATCTCGAACGCACGGGAATTGAGCACGTGCGACTGGTTACGGACAAAGCCGATATCGACCCCGACCGCGTCGTTGAGATTACGCATTGTGTGATTGTCCTTCTATAGAGCCAAATCAGGCAGCAGCCGTGACTGGATCATTGCCGGGAGTGATACGGAGGCGAACGGCGACAACTTCACCGGCAGCGGCGGCATTGTCGTCAAACTCGCAGTTTGGAAGCAGGATGCGACCAGCAGCAGATGCACCGTAATAGCGGCCACTTGCTGGGACCCAGTAGACCTTCTGGCCCTTGGTGATGGCAGCACCGGCAGTGACAAAAATCACGCCCATATCGGCTACGCCCAACATCTTGCCTTCGGCGTACTGGCCACCATCTGCAGTAGCGGTTGCACCGGAATCGATGTTGGCACGGGTGATGCCGGCGAATACGCCACCTGCGGCGAGCTTCTTCACCTGGTCTGCGCCGGTGCCCTTCATAACGGGCTGGCCAAAGCCGATCGGATTGGCGGTGACGTCTTCGGCAAACGCCGAGAACGCATTCCACTCTTCCATGTTGGCCATCATGCCCGGGAAACCCTTTGCAGGCTTCAGGGCAGTTGTCGTCTGAAACGGAGGCATGTGCGGTTCTCCTTACGCCTGCTTGCGGTTAAGACGGTCGAGGTACTTCTGGCGAGAATCCTCGTACTGCGAAACCGCGTCGTTGGAATTGACGTTCTTGATGGTCGAAATCGCGCTGCGAAGCGTTTCTGTGCCTGCCGCATCCTCAGCAAGGATGTCAAAGCGGGCATCGATGTAGGCCTCGCCCTTGTCGCCCATCGCATCGCCCAGCTTGGCGACCACGACCGCCTTGCGGATAGCAGCGTCGGACAGACCATCCGTCTTGACTTCCGGTGCGATGGCTTTGGCCTTGGCGATCAGGTCGCCGCGGGCCTGCACGGCAGCATCGAGCGCCGCACCGTCGAGAACCTTTGCTTTCAGGGCGTCGATCTCGGCATCCTTCTTGGCCAGTTCGCCGTCCTTGGCCTTGATTGCGGCATCGTGATCAGAAGCCAGCTTTGCCTGTGCCGCATCAGCGTCGGCGAGCTGCTTCTGAAGCTTGGTGATCACCTGAGCGCCCTGATCGGTTACCTCGATCGAGAGCCCGTCAACGGTGACCGTCTTCAGTGGCTTATCGGACATGGATTTCTCCTTCTTGCTGTCCTGTTGAACGGGCATGGCGCCCCATGACGCACCGTCACCGATGCGAGCTTGTGAACCGGCTCTCGCTCTATCCACGATGGCCAGATGATTGATGCGGATGTTTCTCTGCTGCGCGTCGTAGGGCTGGCCGTCAGCAGTCATTCCAGCGGCCCAGTCCAAGTCGCAGGTGTAGCCGGCGGACAGTTCTCGCTTGTCGTTCTCGACGGCCTGGATTGCCTTCTTATCCTTCAGGATGAGCGGCAACATGATCCATTCGCCGTCCTGCTTGGCAGCGGTAGAAACCTCACCAGCAGAAAGCTCTTTCCAGTTGTCGGCAGTGACCGCCTCATCTGGATGATCGATCGTTACCGGCGCGTGACTGAACGATTGCAGGCTCTCAGGAGCAAACACCTCGGAGGCGTCGCGGTAAACGCGAACAACCGACATATCCGGGCGCCCTACCTCATGACCGGCATAGAGTTGGATACCGGTGCGAACGCTGCGCGCAGTGGTCACAAGGTAGCCGTCTCCGGTCCGTCTCGTTCCCGAGATCGGTGCAGCATCTACAAATTTCATGGGAGTGCCTTACGGGTTGGCTGGCGTCGTGTTGGTCTTGATGTCGTTCAGAAGCCCGATGATTTGCGCATTCTGCGCGTGGAGGGCCTTTAGGATAGAAACCATTGTCGCGCTTGCGGCAGATCCATCCCAAGCGGTCGCGTTGGCCGCCCCGGTGACTGCCGTGAGCTGAGCATTTGTGAGTGGGCCGGTGACGGCTTGCGATGTCGGGAAGTTCGTTACTTCAACCTGACCAGATGCGCCGCCACCGCCACCTTCAACGACCGTAGTCTGCTGGAGACTGCCATCTGAGGCGATGTAGGATGAAACGTCTGTATTCGGAATGGGAGTGACTGCCATCATCCTCTCCTGATTGTTACCCGCACCGTCTCAGCAACCTTGCTGGAGACGTTCTTGCGGTTCTTTTCGGTTGCCGGTCGCATGAATGGGCGTTCCGCCATCTTGGACGTGCCGTATTCAAGCGCTGCGCTGTATTCAGCATGACTGGTTACATGGACAGTGGGCGGGTTCTGCGCTTCGACTGTCGTTTCAATGTTCGTGTCCAGATGTCCGGTATCGCGGTTCGGTGGCTGACCGGGCAATGATGGAACATGGCCAGCGCCAGATACAGAGCCCTCAGTGATCGATCGTTCGGCGTCGAGCTCGATATCCTGCCCAGCCGCATAAAGCGCGCCTGTGACCTGCCTTGCGGCTTTGCGCATATTTTGCAGTCGCTTGACGTGCTTATCCAGACCTTTGACCGTCATCAGTCCAACCTCAGTATGCCCTTGGCCTTGCAACCACAGAATGGGGCAAACCCCGGCGGGTCTTTCTTGGCGACTTCACTATTCCAGGCATACACCTTGCCATTTCTGGCCAGATGTTCTGGTCTGTAGTGCTTCTTTCCAGAGTGCCGCCATTCAAACTCGGTCATACCGACCTGAAGCTGCCGATCTTTGTCGAGGGCAGATGATAGCTTCTGTGTCTGGTCGGTTGCGATCCTGAGCGCACGATCCCGCGACAGGTTCAGCGCTTCACTGAGCTGCTTGGCTACTTCACGGGCAGGAGTGCGATTCTGGAGACCGCGGTACACAATGTCCGCTATTCGCCCCCTCGCCTGATCGGACACATCTCTGACCAGAGCGACATTGCGGGCCAGCACATCATCCAGTGTTTCCTGAACGTCGACTGGCTGCATCTGGGTCGATAGGTCGACCTTGGTTGCGTAATTGATGGTCTGAATGAACCGGCGCATATGCCAGAGCTGCAACCGTGTCGCCCAGACACGAAACAGGCCACGGAATGACAGGACGGCTCGCACAGCCTGCCCGTCGACGGCTTCAATCTCCGTTTCTACTGACCCGACACGGTCACGCATCAGCTTATCGATGGCAATCTGTTCGGCCAGAGCCTGCTTATAAGCCGGGAATATCTGTTCCCTTACACCGACACGCCAGACCCGCACTACGGTCAGGTAAATGCGGGCCAGTTCCTCTCTCTGCGCCTTGGTCGGCTCGATCTGGGGCAGTTCGACATCGGTCTTGCGATAGCCGGTCGCCTTCACCTGCCATTTGAGGTCGATCTTAGCCATTAGTCTAATACCTTAGTCTAATACCGACTCGCGGATGAGTTGTGTTCAATCCTCCTGTTTAAACTGGGAGGCTTGGACATGGCATCTTACAAATACGGACAACATCTGACGAAGAATGAATCTGAGGCTTTCGACCACGAGTGGAAGCCCGGCGAAACACCTCCGAACTCGGGAATTTATCGCTGTAAGAATTGCGGTGATGAGATTGCCGCGAACAAAGGAAACCCTTTGCCACCTCAAAATCATCATCAACACGCCAGCGGCGATCCCATTAGATGGAAGCTTCTCGTATTCGCCATTCAGAAGTAAGGGCTCTGGCGCCGTTATTTTCCGGCGCCATTGCTATCTTCCGTAATCCCTTCCATCCACTTCTCGTTGATCTGCTCGAAGATTTCCGGGCCCAGAACGATCGTGCCGCGATAAGGCTCGATGGTGTCTAAGTTCGGCGCATCCTCGGCATACGAGATGGTGATGTGAGGCTGGTACTCATCGTGATCCCATGACGCTCCGGCGTTTCTGATCTCCTGATGACGCCAGGATAGTTCGGACGAGGCGAAAAGAAGTACCTTCGCCTGTCCGGCATCTCCGAACGCTTCCAGCATACGCGGGCCACCGGCAGCTATCTCGACCTTGTCAGACCAAGGCTGCCCAACCTTCATCCAGTCAACAGATGTACGGCTGAATGCGATGGTGACGTGCATATCGTTGGCCGGGAGCGTGGTATTGAACCCCTGCCCCTTGGCCCATGCAATGATTTCATCAGCATTGAGCACATCGCGACGGACATACAGCGTCTTGGGAGTTGCATCGGCTGCCGTCTGTTGGTTCTTAGGCACTTCTACAGCCTCACCAGCTTCCAGTTCGTCAGGATTAACGGTTCCGTCGATATCCTCGTCGCTTTCCTCCAGCGCCTCATCAAGGCCCGGCCAGCGTCCGCTTTCAATCATACGGTTCTGGGTGGCTTCTGCCAACGCATCGGTTGGTACAAGACCGGTACGAGCATAGATGTCGACCGTCTCGGCTTCCATCTTGTCAATTTCAGCCTTTTCCTTCTCTGACAGCTGGAACAGTGGAACCCACGATGCCCAGATACCATCATCGGACTTACCGAGAGCGGAACGGATCAGCATTGCATCCAGAGGGGCCAGCATCGGGCTGATAATGAGCTCCTGCTTTGCTTTCACACTGTCGTAGTAGTTTCGGAGCGAACCCTCATCCTTGCCGCTCAATCCTGCTTCCTGCTTGCCTGTAAGGCGTGTCAGCGGGATATCAGCGGCACCGGCCATGACATTCAGCAACGTGTTGGTGACATCTGGCAGACCAGTCCAGGTGATTTGCTTCTGATCCCACTCGTCATCACCGTCCAGCATGAGCACGTTCGAGATGCTTTTCAGCACGGCAACCATCTGCCAGCGCTTGATCATCGTCGCTTCCATGTCGGCATTAGCCATCATGGTCATCATGTTTTTGATGCGGACAACGTCAATCTTGGCTTCCTGCAAGAGGGCATCAATGACGGATGCGGCACTATCGGCAGCCATCACAGCATCGCTGATGTGCATCCAGATGCTGTCACCCCAGCCATTGGCACCGAGGCGACGATTGTTCACTGTACGGCCATTGACCCGGATCACTCGTGACGGGTGCAGCTCAACCTGCTGACCATTCGCCGAGTTGATCACATACTTGGCTGGACTGCCGTACATCGGATCAAGCGGATCCGTGATGATATCCTGCGCCGTGATCTCATGCCGGCTGAGAACCGTGAGAGCCTTGATGCTTCCCTTGGCGATACGATCAATAGACAGAGGCTGGTTGAGTGCACCGGGCAGGCCCAGCGGGATGATAACCGCGCCACCATACAGTCGAGCCCAGATCAACGCCTGTCGCACCTGCTGGCGAACCTGCAGACGTTTTTCCTCGGCTTCAATCCGTTCGATATCGTCCTTCTCAGCCTTCCATGTGCGCCATTCACGGGTTGCATCGTCAGCCGGGATATCAACGATCTTCCCGAACCACGTCGATACACGATAGGCATTCTCAAGCGTCATCTGGTCGTGATCGATGACGTATGTATGAGCGGATGTTTTCGCGTTCCCGCCCCCCAGACCGGCGACGAAATTGGCAAATCCATCCGTAATCACGCCAGCAGTGTTGACGCGAACACGGGGCTTTGTCTCGGTCATGAGTAAGCTTTCATCATTTGTTCGAGGGTGTAGCCGCCATTCGGGCCACCGCATATTTCGACAACAGCATCAATGAACGGGTCGATCTGGTCGTCAAACGACCCATCTGGGAACGCCGCATATTCTGATACGAATGCCTTCTTCCATGCAGCCTCTGCCGGGATGCAGACAAGGCCGGCCGCCACTGATGGCACAGCATCCAGAGCGCGAGTGTACTTGTCCCGGTCACGTTGGAGTGCAACCACCGGAATCGATTTACGCTGCAATGACTGGATCAGACCCGTTCCCGATACCTTGTCTTCAACGACCATCTTACGCAGATAGCCATACGTCTCTGGGTTCAGTGTCTTCGCACTCGCCCATAGTGCCAGCGCCGTCTTTTCCAGTTCAGGCGCTTCAAACCGACCTCGGATAAGTTCGATCAGATAAGCCTTGCCGTCTACTCCCGCGCCCCAGTGCTCGAGGACGGTGTAATCGTTGCGTTCCTTGGTTTTCTGCGCCGTATCCACGTAGATTCCACGCCATGCCAGCTGCGGCAGAACGGTGTATTCCTTCAGCCAGTCCGTTTTAAACAGATTGCCGCCTGCGACTATCGGAGACTGCTTGTACTGTCCGGAATAGACCATTGGAGAGTGTTCAAGAACTTTGATCTGCTCTCGTGTATGCTTCTGTTCCCAAAGCGGACCATCAGGCAGGCCATGCGGGATCATGACTACGTTGCCCTGCGGTGCTTCGCACTCGCCCTCTATAAGGACGGGTAGCTGCAGAACATGCCATTCCTCACCCGAGTTCTCCATAAGGTGGGCGGCGAAGTCTTCGACATGCAGGCGCTGCATGATCACAATCACCGGTACATCTTCATGCGCCAGACGTGATTTGAACGTGTTTTCCCAACGAGCGTTGATGAACTTGCGCTTCGGGTCTGAACTCGCATCATCAGGCTTGAGCGGGTCATCGATGATCAGCGCGCCCGTGAAACCTTCCTCGGCAAGGATGCCAGCACGAAAGCCCGTGATCGGTTGACCGGCGGCGGCCGCACGAAGATGGCCACCGTCAGTAGTGCGCCAAAGCCCTTTCGCATCCTGATCTGCTCTCATGCGTACAGGCCAATGAGCCTGATAGCCTTCAAGATTGATAATATCCTTGACCTTGGTCGAGTTATCCAGCGCCAGCGGCTCAGCATAACTCGCATGGATGAAGCGAGACCGCGGATTAATCGCAAAGCCACGGGCGATGAAGTTGATCACCGCGAGCTCGGTCTTACCGTAACCAGGCGGTATGTTGATGATCAGACGCTTGATCGAGCCCGCAAACACCCTATCCAGTGTCGAACACATAACCCGATGGAATGGAGCAACTGAAAACGGCTGCCCTTCCTTCTCGACAAAGAACTTGCGAGTGAATGACAGGTGAGAGGCGAGAAGCTCTTTCCGCTCCTCCAGCCTATCCGCCTCACTCTTCCGGCTCTCCCTCTCCTGACGGATCGCCGTCAACAACTCCGATCTGGACAAGTGCACGTTCAAGGACTTCTAGCTCCTCGTCAGTCATGCCCTTCAGGCGATCGAGTGAAATGGTTTGCAGTGGCCCGCCCTTGGGCCCAGTTACCTCGTGAGACTTCCTGTCTCCGAACCGCTTAGGCGCAATCTTGCTCATCAGCCATTTGCGAGTATCAACACGGAGACGGGCGCGGTTGACGTCCTCGTCTTCAGCATCAGCGATTTCGAGGATATCCTCAGCCAGGGCATCCATTTGGGCTTCTCTTGCGCGTGTGTATTGCGCAGAAAAACCGTTCCGATTCTCCGTCGCCCAGAGCCTTACAGTGCTCTCCGCCGGCATGCCTTCATCCTTACAGATCGCTCGGAGGCTTTCACCTGCGGCCAGTCTGGCGATAATGGTTTCTGCCAATTCCTGTTCGTAGGCAGTCGGGCGCCCACGTCCGGGCGATTCCGCCTCTTGTTTCGGCGTGAGACTCACGGTTCAATCCTTGCCAAATGGGGAGAAGCAAAATGCATCTGAAATCTGTTCTAATCTTCACTGGTTTTCTGACCGTCGCTGCGACGAAGGCTGACGCCGCATTGGCTCCGAATTACCAACGCGCCAAAGAAATGACGGCGATTATCGAGGCTGTAGCTGAACGAATTCCCGTGCACCCGATTTCCAAGATAATTTACCAGAAGCCGGATCAGTATCAGGTCATCGCTGGACCGTGCTCAATCCGTGCGACAATCGTCTCCAAACCGCAGAAGAATATGATGGTTGGTCCAAGACAGTTCGATGTTAGATTGTCGCCTCAGCGGTGCAAAAAATAACAAGAATCAGGTTTTCATTCGGTTCCACCAAGCATCGAAGTCGTCGCCGTGCTTGATGGCAAGGACGGCAAATGCGATGATGTCTATTTGATCGTCGTGAGTATCTGCCTGCAACATCGCATTGTGGGCTTTATCAGCAAGTTCCCAGATATCCTGCGGTATGGCATCAGGTGTCATATCCGTTCCTCTTTTGGTATCTTCCGGGCCTGCGCCGTTAGCCACTGTTTTGAATTACAAATCACTTGCGCTTCATTTTTTGAGCGGCCACGTAGGTTGCTGCTATCTGTCACAACAAAGGGCTATTCGGATTATCATGTGGAGACGGGCTCATGAATGAACCACATCTCCGTGTGGTTTCGGTTGCACTCGTAGCAGGACATCGACAGGTTCCGATGGGTGGCAAGCTTGCTCTTCGGAAAGAGGTGCTTAGGAGTGATCGTCTCACCTTTCGGAAAGATGCCCCGGCAATAATCGCAGACAAACAGGTTGGCTTCCTTCGCCGGATTTCGATTGATGACGCGGGCTCGAAGCACGTCGATGCTGTAACCTCGGCCGAGGCGGTTGGCGATTTTCAAGATGCCGTTGGCCGCTTCCGTGAAGGCATTCGTCAGCCCGGTGTCGAAGTAGGCGAACACCTCTTTGTGCCAGTTATCGACCGTTCGACCGAGCTTGACGAACTCAGGGAGGTCAGCGAACTGGACCTTCCATTCCTCAAAAGCCCTTTCTGCAGCGGCTCGGCTGGTGCAGTCCCAGATGTCGTAGAACGCCTCTTTCGCTTCCCAGGCTCGCTTCAACGTCGGCGAGTTGGACAGCCAACCGTCGAGGACGAACTGGGCACGCGGCGACAGTCGATGCCTGCTCTTCTGAAGCAGGAGGCGACCTTTCATCGCCGCCCGCTGCGCCTTCATCGTGGTGAGCTTCCGAGCGGCGGAGACGCGTACCGCGTCAAGATGTTTGTTTGCGGTTCTGACGACGTGGAACTTGTCTACGACGACAACGGCTTGCGGAAGGTAGATCGCGGCCAGTTCGGCGTAGGATCGCCACATATCCATAGTCACATAGCTCACGCGCTCTCGACCAGGCAGGTGCGCCATCCAGTGTCCGACGCGGGCTTTGCTGTTCGTCTCCAGAAGGTCGATCACCTTTCGACCGAACACGTCAACGAGGACAGCGCACAGTCCATTCGTCAAGTTCACCTCGTCGATGCCGAGAACTTGAGGGGCGTAAATTTCCCGCGTTTCCAGCATCTTAGCAATGTGTTCGCGCTGAATATTACGGCACGTCTTCTCGTCGACACCAACGTCTCGGGCAATGTGAAGCGTCGGGCGGATGAGCGACTGCACGGCGATGTGGTTGTAACACCGCAGCGTCATGCGCCTGTCGGGGGCCATGTCAGGAAGGCTTTGGAGGAAGGTCCCTCCGCATTCCCGGCACTTGTAGCGCTTCACCGCAACGTGGATCACGGTCTTCTTTCCATGAACCGGAGCGTCAACGTACTTGATGAGCTTCGGCCCATGGCTGACGAAGCGGCCGACGACGCCGCACTTCGGGCAAGCCTCAGGCGCGATATCGTAGCTGGCCTTGATGTCATACTGCTCGTCGACCTTCACTTCGGTCACCGTCCAGTTCGGAAGATACAGTGCATTGTTCGCCATGGCCGCCCCCTTTGGAGCGACACATACCGCGTTCGGATTAACGTGTGGAGTCGGAATGATCCCTGCGAGCGTTGTAGTCGGCCTCTGCAGCAGCTTCTGCGTCCCGCGACGAACGATGTTCGCTGTCATGCTCGTCGCTGTCATTGCCCGCCAACCACAAGCAGCAGAGGCCACCAGCAGCGGGCTGGTCAATCGATATTGTGTACGTTCCGATCTCGGTGACCGCTTCGATGGCGCTAAGTCCACCCATCGGCCAAGGGTCAATCACATCGGTCCAGTGCAACTTCCCGGTCATGAACTATCTCCAATCCACACGTTAATCCGAAATCAGGATAGCACGTCTGATGAAGAAATCCACACGTTATTCCGAGAAGCCAACAAAGGAACCTGAAATGACTTATGAGCACCCGACACGAGAACAATTGCGTGAAGTTTTAAGCTTAATCCTTGACATAGCCGAAGAAGCGGGAACACACGAAGGTATCCCTACCAATGTTGACCAAGCTCTCGACAAGATCGTCTCATTGGCCCGATACGAGATGAACGTGATGAGCGAGAAATCACTGCCCTCCAAACAGAAAACCCCGCACGATGGCGGGGCTGAATAGGTTGCGCCGTATGCATCCGACGACTTCCAGAATGCGGACTATCCCGCTCGGTCTGGCACCTAGCCACGGCCTGTTGCGTGGCGACCTCTGATACTCGGTGGCCTACCACCATACGGATAGGATCAGAACGGGCCAGTTCGCAAAGCTGGCTTTTGGCCCTTGGCCTCATGCAGAGGCTGGCATTGCCCGGCTACGCCGCCGTTCTGATTGTTATGGGCCACTTCGTCCCGGACGATCCGCGTAGCCACGGGCCGTTGTCGAAGTGCGCAACCGAACGAGTGAGGAAGCTACTCTCTTGTTTCGCCGGTGTGCCCATTTCGTTGCCCTCATGGCTCGCGCTACCCGGATAAGCGGGGCGGTACTGCATGAGGGCGGATCGTCGGCTTCCGCAAAGACATCCTGTGCCACCGGCTTGCGCCGTCTTCCACCTGTCGACGTAACTTTCCGCCGTGTCATCACGGGGCCGTGCCGTGCCACCTACTAACGCTCTCCACCTCCAGCCTTGCCTTTGGCTTCAACGAGACGCTTTCGCTCAGGATTGGTGCCCATCCGCTATGCAGCGGGTTTCATTTTCTCATGAAGAGAAGGGATGTTCTTGGGCTTGGCGTCCGGCGCTCTCCAGTGTGTCGCGCACTTCTCGGACGATACCGTTTGTTGATGTGAGTTATCGTCGTTTTCGGACATGCTGTCTAGCCCGACTGTCAACCGAACTTGATACAATCGGTTGAGATTGTTCGCAATCGTTTGGGTTAATTGATCAATTTTCCTTCTCATTTGTCGGTCATTCATCATATTTTCTAATGCAAACCGGCTCAGCTTCATGCCTTTCCGGGCTTTCACATAGGCCCAGCCGTACAGAAGCTTGCGGTCCTCGGCCTTCTCAAGCTCGTTAATCCATTTCCAGCATTCGTACATCCGGTCGATAGCGGCGGCGACAGGACGGCGCTTGTATGTGGCGGGCGCCGATCCATACGCCATGTTGAAGCTGTCAGGCTTACCGTCTGGCATCGACCCTCTTGCCCATGTTGGCCCCTTCTCACCAGGCATGAGCATGAGCGTTTCAGCGGCTTCGAGGACGCGGTGTTCGATATCCTTGGCGGTCCACTCTTGGTACGTCTGGCTCATGCCGCCTCCCTGCTGTCGAAGAAATCGCTCTGTGCTGGCTTGTTCAGGATCATCATCAAAAGCACCCTGAGAACGTGGGTTGTCGGTATTCCGCAATTCATTGCCTTGGCTTTCAGTCGGAGCATACCGAGGTCGATGGAATCGAAGTCAGAGACAAGCGTTCGGCTGTGGATCAGGTGCGGGCACTGGATCAGAACGGACGAAACTGCTTTCACCATGTCAGAATAGATGAACAGTGAGTTCTGAGCCGTCCCGACCATTAATTGCAGAACAAGGCGAAGATGATCCTCGCCGTGCTCTCTTCCTATTTCGCGCAATGTCGGCTTGCAGAAACACTCCCTTGGCTTCCGGCTCGTCGGTGAATGGTCACAGCTGGCTCGCAGGATCACACCGCACTGCCGGGCCACCTTGTAGATGTCGCATGACCGCTTAGCCATCCGAGACCTCCAGCGGGAATCTCTGTTTCAAAGCTCCGAACATTGGCTCACCGTCTGACCCGACACAGTCGGCCGGCACTTCAACGATCTTGCTGCGCTGCATGACGGCTTTGAGCTCAGGCGCGCCGCCATTGGTTCGATACACGACGGGCGACCACGACATGTTCTCCAACTCGTAACAGAACCACATCCGGGTCATAGCCGTCCTCCTAACTGGGGAACGATTATCCTGGGCGGCCGTTCTCCTATTGAAAGGAACGCACCATGAACCGCTATTGGGACAAGCCGATAATGGTCGTGGGCGACGATGGATATCTGACAACGATCCGTTGCGCTCAGGAAGCCGCTGCGTTCATTCTCGATCATTGGCCTGATGAAATGGATGACACGCTGCTTCGACCATTGGAAAAGCTTATTGACGTGATTGATGACGGGCGTTGCCCCGAGGATGCCAGAAAGGAATTCCTTGTGGCCATTCATCAGTTTTCGAGATTGCATAGCTGACATCAAGCTGCCCTCTCCTTCCGCTCGACTTCGATCTTGCGGCCTTTCCTGAAGATGGCGCCGAACACCCTCTCCGCCTCAGAGCGAGCCACAGACAGCTTTTCACCGTCACGGACCATCACACTCTGCTCTATCTTGTGTTTTGCTCTCCACGCCTCGCATTCTGCCTTTTCGGCGGTTGGAAAATACCTTGGCTGGCCGTGTTCATCGGCCACGGTGAAATGTTGGGTGCGCCAGACCAGACGGAACTTTCCGATAAAGCCTTTGGGCGTGCCTTCTGCAAATGCGGTCGATTCGTTCATAGGTTTAAGCCCAGTGGATTTTCGATGATTTCCTGTCTGATCAGTTCCGGCTCGTTCATGCCGCCCAGATCAACAAACGTTGTCGTTGGCCCGTGCCAGCCGCATTCAACATCGCGAGGCCACTGGCTTTCACGTGACAGAGCAAGAAAGACTTTCGCCTTGTCTTCGTTCTGGTCGACCAGGTTCTTCCATACCTCGTATAGGTCGGAGAACTTGGAAGGCTCGTACTCCTTGAGAAACACCACCGGCCGGAACGGGATCAACACATGGTCAGCATCGCGCTCGATCGCTCCAATCAGATCCGAGTACCGCGGCTTCTTCGCCAACAGCTGATGAAAGAATTTCTCATTCACGGTCGGCTTGTAATCGGCGAAGACGTTCTTCTTAAGCTGGGCACAGCCGATGATCGGAATGTCGACATCTCTCGCAATCTGCTTCAATTTTCCGGTTACGATTTCGCCAAATTCCCAGTTTGCGAGCCTCGTTTCCGACTTATTGCGATCGATCAGGCCCATGTGGTCAATGACAGCCAGCCCTTTGCCCTTCTTCGAGACGAAATACCGAATCCGTTCTTCGATCTGGTCGAGTGTCAGCCGCTTCTGCTGGATGAATATCTGCTTGTCCCGATTGGCATTCCGGAAGTTCATCAGACGTTCGAAATCGTTCTCAGTCAGCTTGCCACGCTTCTGTCGATTGACCGATATCTGGGTTTCACGGCTGTTCTCACGCATGGCCAGCTCTTTCGCTGACATCTCGCCCGAGTAGAACCAGACGGGAAAGCCTTCTGTTGCTGCCCCCATGGCCAACTGACCGGCCAGAGCTGACTTACCCTGTTTGGTTGCACCGCCCAGAATGATGAGCTGGCCGCCACACATAGGGCCGATAAGCTCCTCCACTGGTCGAAAGCGGTAACTGACGCCTGCTCCTTTCTTGCCGCTATATGCCCGGTTTGTGTCATCAAGAGCCTCATCCAGTGCAGCGCCGAGAGACACGGCGCCATATATATCGTCACCATCGGACAACGTCTGGCTTAAGTCTGCGATCGCCTGCTCCCCGATTTCCGCCGGGTTGCTGTCCACAGCCATCGAATGAGCCGCTCTAATCACGTCCTGGGCGATCGCAACCATCTGTCGACGCTTGTAGAGGTCAATCAACTGCTGGGCCATCTGAGGTAGCATAACCGATGGCATTGCGACCTCGGCAACGCATCGAGCGACCAGACGGCCTACCGTTGTTTCACTGTCGATATTTTTGTCCCAAGGCAGGTACGGCTTGATGGAGATCGGCTGGGCGACCTTGCCCTGCTTGATCACATCGCCGATGACTTCGAATATCTCGCCCAGAACTGGATCATAGAAGTGCTCCCGCAGGAGAAGCCCGGCTACCAACTGATATGCATCGTTGTTCAGCAGGATCGAGCCTATAATCGCGCCCTCGCCTTCAACGTTACAGATCGGTGTGTAGTCCGGCTCCTGTTCAAACTTGCGAAGCGCGTTCATGCCGCCACCTTGAAGTTCAGCTTCTGCTGTCGACGCTTTTCGAGTGACTTGGCTTTCTTGGCTGCCCGTTTGGCTTCCTGGTGAACCTTTCCGCCTGACACGAGCCAGAAAAGGATTCCAATGGCGTCAGATTCATTGTCATTCTGTGGCTTGAGACCGCGACGAATGCATTCTTCAAGAACTTTGTTCTTAATCCACTCGCGCCGTTCTTTCGGATCGGTGATTTCCTTCGGCGCCATGGTCACGCCGATAAAGGCGCTGCGCCATGATGAGGTCGTAACCGTCCGTGGATACAACAGAGCGCGCCGCTCACACATGATTTCAAGCGTTGCGAGCCATCCACCTGCCAACTGTGCTGATGCTTCTGTACGGGTCGCTGAGTAGGCTTCTGCTTCGATTACGATCTCAATATCTTCTTCTTCGATCCCGTGGTGACGGCGCATCTGGCTGATGCTGTCCCAGAGATTGAGATAGTACTGACCACGACGAGTGCACTTGTTGCCGTCACGGTCTCGGGTCAAATCCCATGTGCCGTAGAACAGACGCTGACCAACCGGACGCTTTTCATCCTTGGGCTTGGCACTGTCATCAAGGAGAAGACACCAGCCCGCCTTGGTGGAAATGTCGATTGTGAGCTTGTGAAGGGTCATGCCGCTCTCCCGAACAAATCTAACTGAGGTGAATTTGGTTGCGCTTCAGACTTCGAAGGCGGTTCCGACACAGCAGCTTCAACTGGCTCAACCTGCTTTTCCTCAAAGTCTATGCAAACGATCTCGCAGAGAGGCGAGACGCCGCGCCAAGACTTCTGATGAATGGAGGTATCAACCCCGCACCCGGCTTCGAAATAGAGGCCAGTCAACTCCTGAAACTTGACAGCCTTGCCTTCTTTCTGGCGTTCATATCCGCGCTTCCCGCTGTAATTGAAGCCAGCACTCATCTGCGGGACAATGAAAACCCCGTGGTTTGCGATGTGCGCAGCTATATCAATGACATGGAATTCGAAGTCCGATCCAGAGTATCGCGGCGCCCGCTTCCCATCTGGCCGTTTAATCGCCCCGAATGGTGGGTTGCTCACTGCAATATCAAAATGCCCAAGGTCCATGTCCAGAACGTCAAAGACACTTGCCTCGATCCAATTGGCTTCCGGCAGAAGCTTCCTGCCTACCGATACATAGTCTGGGTTGATTTCAACGCAGGTCAGATCAAGGCCTTCTGATTGGTAGATATGACGCATTTTTAAGGCAAACGAGAGCATGCCGATACCTGCGCAAAGATCGATCACGCGACCCGGATATGTCTCAATCGCGAAATCCATCGCTAGATCGAAAGGAGTGAAGAATGCTCCCGCAGCGCTGTTCACATGAGATGCGCTTTCTTGCCAGTTTTCCAAAACGAACATTTTATCGTCCAGCGTGAGAACATCTTTGGTGAGAAGATCACAGGCTTGTTGATGTGCCTTGGCCTGAGCCTTGGAGAGTTTCGCCATCTAGGCCGCCTCTCCTGAAAACAATTCGCCTTGCCGGGCGTCTTTTCGGTCGAGCATTCGGAGAACAGTTTCGCCATGGTGTTCCTTGTCCCAGACAAACCAGGCATTGAGCATCGGCGGTGCGCCCTGCCCTGTGAAATCGATCTTCCAGCGCATGAGATAGACACGGGCGGCAGGGAATCGGCCCCAGAAGGATGCGAGACCGCCGGCACCCGGCCACGTCCAGTTGAGCAGCAACGCCATGTAACCGACGTCTAGTGTTTCAAGAGCGTGGTATAGCCAGCGGGCTTTCCCGTTGCCCCAGCCACATTCTTGAAATGGCGGGTTCGTGACGATGGCCGATGCTGGAGCTACCGGGAACTCATAGAAAGAGCGGATATCCGCATCGCAGCCACGATCAATCAAATCAGAAGCGCGCACGACAAGCCCGAGCGATTCCATTTCGCGAACCATGGCGCCATCGCCCGCAGCTGGTTCCCAGATCGTGCTGAACTCTTTGAGCCGATGAATTTCGGCATGGAGAAACGCACGTGTTGGCTCTGGTGGGGTCGGATAGAAATCGTCTTTTTCACGAACGAGGGAACCGGACTTGACGATCTCGCCGTCGAGCATGACGTGAACTGGCTTTGATGACTTGCCGGTGGCGCGGAACAGACCTTTTGCAGACGCTGTCATATCTCACCTTACCAACCACATGATGATCGGATAGATTCCGATGAAGAAGCCGATCAAAGCGAACACGGCATAGATCATGAACCAGCAGATACGGTCGCTCATGCCACCCTCCGTATCGGTATGGTGTGCTGCTCTTTCAGCTTTTCGAATAATGCTGAGCGCTCGAATACGGGATCGCCAAACACACGAGCCGTTTTGCTGCGACGGTCGGCGGGTATCTCGGCCAATCGGGCGGCCAGTTGATCCTTCGGGATAACGTTGGACGTCTCGCCACCACACCGGCTATTCGTCATGCTGTAACAGCGGGTGGAGATGGATGCCCGAGAGCGGCCCGGAAGTGCGCCAGACCTATGAATTTCAGTAGGCGACTTCCCGTCCTTGAAATGCATCTGCTCGATGATGGCGAGCTCTTCATCGCTCCAGGATTTACTTCCGCGGCCGGAGTTAAGGCCGTGCTTCTTGATCACTTCCTGAAGTCGACGGCTGCCGATCTGCAACTCGTGACGGATATTGATATGATTGACGCCCTTCTTGACCATTTCGACAATGCGGGCTTCGAGCTGTTCGGTGAAGGCGGTCATCATGCCGCCTCCTGATCTGGAAACTCAGGATTGTCGCCGTGGTCGCGATCGGCTTCCGCGTTGATCTTTTCCATGGCGGAAAGCAGGTTCTTGCGCTGCTCTTCCTGCCCGGCATCGTATCCGCGCAGCCAAGCCTGATCCTCGTCTGTACCGGCCATGAACTCGCTGACACGATCCAAAGCCTTGAGGCCGGCGACCTTGCCGTCGTCAAACACCTTGTCGAGATAGTCACGGTCATCCTCGAACAGATCGCCCTGCTTCTTGATGATCCCGAGAAGTGAGAGAGCGTTAGCCTGCCGGCGGTGCTTCTCGCCGACCTTGTCCTTGTCTTCGGCGTTCATCGCCTTCACAAGCGTGTCGACTTCATTCAGAGTGAAACCGTAGCTCTGGAATATCTTACGGTCGGCTTTCCGATCATTCTGCAGCGCGGCGATACGTGCCAGATGGGCGCTTTCCTTCCGTGCGCAATCCATCAGGAGCGCGTCGTACTCGCCTTGGGTGAGTTTGGAATTATGTCCTGCGTTCATTTCCGGGCTCCCGATGGTGGAATGTTGAATTCTTCTTCGATCGACGGGTAATCAGCCATTTCTGGACAAACCCGATTTGCGATTGATTTGGCGGTCCGTTTGATCGTGGTTGCCAGTCGCATTCGCTTCACTAATGGCAACCATTTCAGGATGACGGATGGGGACTTTCGTTGATCGATCGGGCCCGTCATCGCTGATCTTCCTTAAGCTCTGGGGCGATCCACAGCGCCAAGGAACGCGCGGAACGCAGCAAGGAACGAGCGAGCGAGATCCTTATCTTCGTCACCCAAGATTTCCTGTGCTCGGCTGATGAGCTTGTCGACTTCACTGAGTTCTTGCTGTCCGTATTTGACACCGGACACCTCCTCTAGTTTGCGTAGTTCCCGAGGCTTGATCGACACGCGCTCATCCGCGTACCAAACGTCCTTGGTTCGATTGAAAGACCATTTGAGAGCCCGAGAAGCTGCGAGAATGCGCGCGCCAATGCCGCTCGCCACTGAAGGCGGCGCGATGTGGCTTTTCAGAACTTTGGACGCAAAAACCAACTCAGACATTTCTGATTTCTCCGACAACTTTTCGGACATTTCCGACAATCCCTTCAGTACGTTGAGATTGTTGGACGGGACGCGGACTTGAAGCCGCCTCCTGATTGAAAGAGGAAAACTGCGATGAAGATGAAGCGAACGGCCCGGAAAGCCTGGAAAACTGATACGGGCGTTCAACTTGTCTTGTGGTCATGGCCGGAAAACTCGAAAGATACCCCGGCAAAGGCCAGCCGCAGCCGCAATCATCACGCAAAGCGGCCAACCTATAACGAGAACCCACTTGATCCATTTTGGTGATCGGCTGGGTGGATCGAACTCCAGAACCGCGCAGGAAATGAAACCCGCGACGTAAAGCCATGCGATGATCCAATTGCTGTTCACGGTTGAGTTCCTTCAGTTTGAATTGTTTGCCCGACGCGACTTCGGAGGAGTGCCCATCGCGTCGGGCGTTACCTGCCGGGTAACAGGCAGGGGCTTGGGGGCCCGGCAGGTAATTGGTTAAGCGGCGGAAGCCATTCGGGCCAACACGTACTCGCGGATTTCACCAGCATGAGAACGACAACCAGAGGCCATATCCTCAAGCTGAGTGGCGCGATTAATCAGTTCAAAATCGCTGCACTGATCCACCGGAACGAGGACGCTCTTGCCCTGCCGTTTCATCGGATAAGCTTTGCAGAGATGCTTGAAGCCGGGGAGAAGGAGTTCCGCGTCGGTTGTGTCCTTGGCGTCGTACTTACCGATAACACTTTTCGCGATGCGCTTGAGGTCTTTGAAGGTATGGACACGATAAAACTCCGCACCTTCTCCTTCGATGGCCCCGCGCCTTTCCATCAGTCCGAGGCACAGCATATCGACATCGACCACGATGCCATTTGCCAGATTTTCAGCGACGATCTGATGCATTTCAGAACGAATCTTGAATTCATCCATGTCTCATATCCTCGTGATGATGCGGTCATGCGTGGCGTCAATTGCGGCAATAGCCTTGCGGACGCGTTCTCGCTCGCTGTCGATCAAGACAGGGAGAATGGTGTCGAGAGCCATGGCTTCGACTTCGCGCTGATATCCTTCCAGCGCTTGAACGAAGTGCATGGATCGGTTGAACTCTTTCGGGTCGCGGCCTTTGAGGTCGATTACCGGCCTTGGAGCGGCCTTCTTTCCCTGTTCTGCCAGCTTCGTGACAGTTGGCGGGTTGGCGCTTTCTACCTGCTTCTCAAAATCTTCCTGCGGTACGTTCGCAACGCGTACGGCTTGCTTCGCCTGATGCGGAGACATGCCAGCCTGTGCGGCAACCTCTTGACGCAATGGGGGGCGGGCGCCTACCTCCCGTTTGCCATCGCGAGCACCCTGTCCCGGCTCGATCTGCTTGAGCAACTCACCGGCCCGACGAATGGCGCGATCCCGAATGCGGGTTGCCATCTTCATCATTTCGTCGTCGTTGGCCTGCTTTGCATAGGAAGCAAGGGCTGCTGCCTTATCGGCCCACGAAACGCATTCATCGATCTGGACACATTCCGACAGCGCGCTTTTGGCATTCTGGTAGGTGGCTGGAAGCTGCGCGTTTGCTGGATTGATGGTGGCTGGTGTCTGATACTGGATCATGTTCACGCTGCAGCCTCCCCATACAGATCGGGCCGCAACTCATGGCGGGAAATGCCAGACACTCTTTCAATTTCGAGAACGCGCTCCGCTGGAACACGTTTCCAAGAGTACATGGCGGTGTGTTTGATGCCGAGTTCACGTGCAAGCGCCACAACGCCTCCCGTCCTCTCTGCTGCTTTTGCGACGATCTCAATCATGTAGGTATTGGTAAGCTACACCTACCTACATTGTCAATAGCCTACGTAGGTGATTTTTACGTAGGCAGAGGTTACAAATTCTGCATGACAACCATCGGCGAACGAATCCGGACTGCACGAAAAGCAAAACGCGTGACGCAACAACAACTTGCGGATCACTTCAACATCGCTCGCGTGTCAGTTACTCAATGGGAAAATGACACGACGCAGCCTGGTCGTGATAAGATTTCTGGTCTTGTTGAGATGCTTGGGGGCGATGCTGAGTGGTTTTTAACGGGCCAAGGAAAATCACCGATGGCCGACGTCGACACATTGATCGGCGAGGTGACGGCGGAAGAAGAAAAGATCGCCGTAAAGCCAAAGCCCAATGCCAGCTTTCCACCGCGCTACCAGGAGTTCCCGCAGGGACATACGATTCCGCTGCTCGGACAAACATCCGGCGGCCCGAACGGCAAGTTCATTCTGAATGGAACGGAGATTGGCCGGGTATTCTGCCCGCCGATGCTGGAAGGTGTCGAAGGCGCCTATGCGACGATGGTCTACGGAACTTCTATGATCCCACGCTTTTATCCGGGCGAGACGGTCTGGGTGAACCCGCATCTTCCTGTGCGGTCGGGTGATGACGTCATCGCTCAAATCCTGGAGGAAGGCGAAGATCATCCGGTCGACAGCTACATCAAGCAGTTTCAGTCGCAATCTTCGAAGATTCTCCGCCTTCACCAGTACAACCCGGAAGAAGGCGAGAGCCACGAGCTAGAATTTGATCGTTCAAAGGTGTTTTCGGTTCATAAGATCGTTTTTCACGCGACCGTTTGAACGACGACATCACATTTCCATGTCGGACGGATCGTAAGGTTTCTGGCCGACAAGGGTTGCCGAGGGCATTCGCCGCAACGGATCTTCCGGCAGAGCTGTGCATACGTATGAACGCCGAGTTCGCCGGCCGTTTTTAAACTGGGCAGGTAAAGCATACGGGAGTGCCCGCAATCATCGCAGGCGACATAGATGCTTGCAATTTCGATAATCAGACGGTTCGCGTCTGGATGATTGATGGGAGCACTCTTAGACATTCGCCTCTCCATTTGTTCTAGTTCTGTTCTCATTTGAAAGCAGGTTCTGTCAGGAGAGTCGAGTCGATTCTGATGTGATTCGAATGCTATTTTTAAGGATGCCTAGATATTGTTGCTGGCAGAGAGCCAAACACAAAAGACAGGCTGTTGAAACAAGGGGCTGGGGACAATGGACAATTCAAACTCTGTTTTAGTGCCTGTTAGCTGGCTGGATCACAATGGCCAATCGATTACCTCATCGAAGCAGATTGGTCATCCATTTCTACTGGTTGATGTCACAAGTGACGAACCCGGCCCGTCTGCGCGCTGGATACGAACGCTTGCCCTAATTGATACCGGATCGACAAGCGGTAGAATTGAACGATCGATCATTCGGGAATTGGGATCGGTTCCAGTCGGATCAAGCACTTTCATTGGAAATATCGGGCATGAAACAGTAGATTCGTATCATATTCACTGGCGACCTGTTTTTGCGCCGCAGTTCATTATCACCGATCACACTAGCGTTTTAGATTCACCGCTGGGGTTTCCAGAGGCCCGCGGGCTGATTGGGATGAGCCTGTTGAAATTCGGCAACCTGTTTCTTGACCCGCATTCGAACAAGGGTGCTTTTCAAATCCACGTGGACCGTTTTTTGTCACCCACTGGAAACCAGTAAGCGCCGATGAAACTGCACGGTATATGATCTGCATAGCGCTTCATCCTGATACTTAAGTTATTGTTTTATTTGATTTCTATTTGAACTGAGGGAGGGAGGAGAGGTAAAGACCCCCCTACCCCCAGAAAGGTAAACCTTTCCAAGAGTAAGGGGATCGTTTGCCCAGACTTCTACCGTCACGTCGGTCGGTCGTTCTGGCAGGACGCCTTTCAGCCATCCGTCCTCTGTTTCTGACAGCACCGTAGGACTTTCGACCCCCGCGCCTGCAGCTTCATCAGCAAGGGAATTGCACCCTCGTCGCTGCATTGATGTTCTATCCATAAACCTACATCACGAGCCCCGTCAAATAATTTGTAGGCTACACCTACTTTTTATGGTTGACACGGTAGGTAGGCTACGCTTACATTCGGCCCATCACCGAACGCAACCGGCCACGCAAGACGCGAAAGCTGATCTGGCCAAATGATGGGGTCGAATATGTCCAACATTGCCCTGAATACCGCCGAGCGGATCCTTTTGAAGGTTCCGACGAGCGACGGATACGAATACCTCGATCCACGTCTGATCCGCGGCGCGACCTATCAGCAGGTTGCAGACGAAGCCACTGCTTACGAAGCCACGGCGATCTATCGTTTTGACGAGGAAAGCCTGACGGTTGAGGACATTACCGAAACGGTTGTTCCGTTTTTCTCGGGCGATTTCTCGGATGCTCCGGCTTGGATGCGCGGTTCCTCGATCGCCGAACAAATGGCTTACGAGGATCTTCTGGAGGCCAAGGCTTCTGATCGGCATCATCGGTCGCTTCGTTCGCCTTCCGTGTATCTGGAGGCGATGTGATGATGGAGCTGTCGTTCTTCGGCATTGCCAAGATCGAACTGGTCAAGGTGTTTGCTGACAACTGTAATTCCCGCACGATCCGCATAACGAGCGTCAAGGGCGAAGAAGTAGAAATCGCCCTCTATGGAGAGACTGAGGCTCTGGACGCCCTCCCACGATCCGATGACTTCCGTGAAGTTCCAAAGAAGGGAGCCGCCTGATGTTCTCCGCTCTCGCACTCGGGGCGGCTTTGAACGTCGCCAGCGTCTCCCGGCCTTACGATCCTCACATCGGATATGTCGTGGTCGAGAACCGCATCACCCAGCAGATCGGGCCATTCTGGGACCGTCAGGACTGTGAGTTCGTCGGCAAGGGCATCGTAAATCACGCCTTTGAATTGATCTTCCGGCCCTACCAGACCGGTCCTGATGAAGCTCTCCGGTTGATGACGACAGAAGTCATCTGCCAGCGGAGGTCGAAATGACCTTTGACCCTGTCGAGCTCTTCGTCACCGCCGCACTGATCATCGCCTTTATCGCAATCTGCCAGCATATGAGGGACCGGATATGACCGAGATAATCAAATCGTCTGGCGATGTCTTCAAAGACTTGGAAGTAGCTCGTCCGCAAAACGACGGTAAGGCATATCCAGAACGCATCTGGATAACGACGGAAGAATATATTTGGACTTCGTTCAGGTCTTTCCGTGCGTCCGACCTGGATCATGGTGACGAATACTCCGCCTATGTCCGAGCCGATATTGTAGACGAACTTGTCGAAGCCCTCGATGTGGCCCGCCGTTACATGAAAACATGTCTCGGTTCGTCATTCTGGGATGGCCCGAACCCGTATCCGATCATTGATGCGGCACTCGCCAAGGCGCGAGGTGAAGTCAATGCGTGACCTACTCCGCGACTTCCTTTCGCTCGCTTCTATCACCGCATTTTCCGCAACGTTTTATCTCTGGGCCGCGTATCTGGCAGAGAAAGTGTGAGGCAATCATGTCGAAGACTGACAACCGCCTATTCAAAGATCAGTACCAGCTACGTTTACCTGACGGAATGCGTGATGAACTGAGCGCCGCCGCGAAAGCCAATGGCCGCACCATGAACGCCGAAATTGTCGCTCGTCTATCGGCTAGCGGAAAGACATTGCGAGATGAGTTCGCGATGGCTGCTTTGAACGGCATGGCCAGCATCGCTCTAGATGACGGCGATATGATCATGGGTTGGCGCAATATGTCCGAGGCCGCTTACAAAGCCGCCGACGCCATGCTCGCCGCCCGTGGAGGTGATCATGAATAAGATCATCGACCGCGACAGCTTCCAACAGGTCGGAAGCGGGACGAGTGCAATCGTCGACGGACTGGCAAAAGAACGCCGGTGGGACGGATCGCAGATTACCGAACCGGGCGTCTACTCCATGGTGCCGATCGAGACATACCATCGCGAGACCAAGCTGTTTAATGGCTTCTCTGTATCATCATCTGGCCTTCGCACGATTCTGCGTCGCCCGCTCGAATACTGGTATTCCAGCCCTTACAACCCAAAGGCCGAAGAGCCGGAAGGTTCGAAGGCGCTCGACTTCGGCAAAGCCGCTCACATGCTGTTGCTTGGCGAAGATGGCTTTGCGGAACGCTATGCACTTCGTCCAGACAAATACGAGGACAACAAGGGCGTATGGAAGCCGTGGAGCGGTAATTCACATGTCTGCCAAGCTTGGCTTACTGAACAGGCGGCAGCCGGCCGTACGGTCATCACCAAGACTGAAATCGACCACATCAAGCACATTGCCGAAGCTCTCTCCAACAAGGAAGCAATTCGGCTTGGCATTCTGAACGGACGCATCGAGCGATCGATATTCGCCAAGCGCAATGGCATCTGGTTGAAGAACCGTCCCGACGTGATCCCGAACGACAGTGGCGACTTTGTCGACCTTAAAACGGCAGCTTCTGTCGATGACAAGAGCCTTTCGACCGCGATCTATGCCCACGGCTATCATATCCAGGCTGGTTTCACCCGCATGGTTGTCCGTGAAGTGCTCGGCGATGATGCTTTTACGTCATTCACATTCGTCTTTGTCGAGAAGACCGCTCCCTATGACGTCCGTGTCGTCACGTTGAAAGACGCCGATATCGATCTTGGCGAGCAGCAAGCCCGCATTGGCCTGCAGGTACTGGTGAAGTGCCTGAAGACCGGCGAATGGCCCGGATACGACGGCCACGAACAGCACATGTCCTTTATCGAAATGCCAGCGTGGGCACGAACCCGCGTCGAGGACGAAATCAAAATCTCTGAAAGGGCCGCATAATGAACCAGATCGCCCCGCGTGAAACCTCTATCAACAGCGTTACCGTCGCATCTGGCGCCAACGGTTCGAGCATTGCACCCCAGAACCTTGGTGAAGTTGTCAGGTTCGCCGAAGTCATGTGCAAGGCCGATATCGCCCTGCCAAAGCATCTGCGCGGCAATGCCGGCGCATGCATGGCCGTAGCAATGCAGGCCCTCGAATGGCAGATGTCGCCCTTTGCTGTCGCGTCCAAGTCATATTCGGTCAACGGCACGATCGCTTATGAAGCTCAGCTTATCGCAGCGGTAGTAAACACCCGCTCGGGCATCAAAGGTCGGTTGAAGTACACCTTCAACGGAACCGGCAGCGATATGACCTGCACCGTCACAGGTACGCTGGATGGTGAAGAATGCGAATACACATCGCCGCCGATCGGATCTATCCCGACCAAGAACAGCCCACTTTGGAAGTCTGACCCGCAGCAGCAGCTCGGTTACTTCTCGGCTCGTTCGTGGGCTCGCCGGCATTGTCCGGAGGTTTTGCTCGGCGTTTATGACCGTGACGAAGCGGAATCGTTCCAAGGCCCGGATAACGCCAAGGACGTTACACCGGTTCCTTCCGTCATGCAGCGCCTGCAACAGCGCCAGAGCGAGCCACAGAGCGGCGAAGGCTTCAGCAAGGACTTTGTCACGTCCGAGACTGAAACGCTCGCCAGTGGCTCGAATAACGAAGAACAAGATACGCCTGCCGAAGTCGCCTCCAGCGGCAGCGTAGAGGGTGGAGAGCGTTCGGTCCTTAGCGGCTCCACCCTCA